CCTTATCTTTGATATCTCATTTTCCATGTGTTCAATTTGCGGATAAAGCATTGAAAATACTACAGATGGCTTTGTCTCCCTGCGTAGTTTCTCCATGTCGCTCAGTAAGTTTAGATGTGCGACTTTCAAAACATGCATCTCTGTTTGTAATTGAGTTATAGCCTCTCTATGTCTGCTAAAAAACATTAAACGCCCTCAAGTTGCTTTGACAAGTAACCAGCAAGCTCATGCTTTTGGTTGCACTCAAGCTCTAGTTCTTGAAGCTTGCAAGCCATGCTAGACATCTTCTTTTCTATCTTATCTATCTCAAACTTAGTCTGTGAAAAAAACCTTTGTGTTTCTTTTGAATTTATCATCTAGTCTTCCCTATACTTTCAATCATTCCCATAGTTAGCTCTACTGCGGTTCGCGCTTGTTCTGCGTCCTCGCGTTCCCTTGCCAGAGCTGCTTTAACTTCATCGCTCTCTATCTTAGCAAGTAATTCAATGAATTTCATATCGTTTTCTTGCTCTTTAATAGCTAGCTCGGCAGCTTTGTTTGCAGCGACTAATTGTGCAGCTTCTCGACGTTGTTCTGTCTCCATTTCAGTTTTAGCTATTTCAGTTTCGGCTAGTATTTCTATCTCGTTGGGTTGTTCTGCTTGCGCTTCTGCTTGCTCTTGTTTACCTTGCATGTACTTGGCTGCCTGCTCTTTAAGATGATCGATGCCGCGGATGTCCAAGTTGTCCAAGATTGTCTCTAAGCCGAAATTGTTTATGAAAGTGGCAAAGTCCTCACTTGCTGCGGTCAGTCTTATTATCTGATCAAGTGCTACCTGTTTTTGAACTGCGGCAGATACACCCATCTCTACTTTAACTAGCAAGTTGTTGGGGTCATAATCCATGAAGACACTTTGTTGGTCTTCTTTCTTGTTGATCACTTGATATGAACGCTTGCCGTCCTTCTTGATGATGGGTAGTGTTCTTGGAGTGTTGTAGTACTTCGGGATTAAGTCTACGATTATGTCTGCCATCCGGTTTAGACCGTTGTTGAAGCCCACCAAGTAAGGTAGAGCCGCTGCGTTGGATTGCATTGCGCCTTGTTGTATAGCCACGCCAGATATTTGCTTGTCGTTAGTTCCTAGCGTTGAGTCGTAGTTACCTAAGATGTTTTGCATGTGCGTAGCTGCACCGTTGAAAGTGCTTTCTAATACTGACGGTATCTGTCTGCGTTCAAGAATCTGTGGCGCATTAAGCTGTATGTTAGATTCTTTGTCTAAAATCTGGTTGTATACAAGCGTACTTGCAAGCTGAGGATTTGTGTAAGCTTCTTGATAGTCATACGGTATTGCTTCAATGGGTACTATGTATTGATGCTGTACAATGTTTTCCATCTCACCAGCTAGCGATTGCCCAGCAAAATTCATAAGCTGTTGCATGTCTTTAGCGTGCATTAAATATGGCCGTGTCATTTGCACTGTCTGACTATTATCTGAACCACCGCCGGAACCTACAGACTCACCCGTACCCATCTGTGAATCGTCGCCCTTTATGAGGGCGGAATTGCCATCAATAAAGACTAACGGAAACTTTGTAAAATTCGTGTCGTCTTTAGATAGAATCTTTTCACCACAAAATTTGTAGCGTTCGAGTGTTTCTAGTTCTGTTTTGCGTGACTGTAGTATTTTCGGAGGCACAGCCATTATTTGTTCTTCATCCCACAATTCAATTAGCTTTTGATATTGATCAATCGGCACAGTATGGCCGTTAGTAAGCTTTACTATTTCAACCTTTTTAGTTTGCTTAACAAAAAGCGACGCAACCATTATCATGTCTTCTTTTTGATTTAGATAAGACCAGCTAAAGCCCTCAAGTGGTGTAGTCGTACCCGTTGCCATGCAGTCGCCAGCGTCCATGTTAAACTCGTTTTCAAAGTCTTCACACGTCATGGGCACAAGCTTACCGCAGTACTGACCGTCTCCCTTGTGCGAAAGTCTAGCTACTGGATCGAAAACCGTTAGCGTGGGATCAAACACCCTTTCACATTCAATCACTTGTTCGAAGCTGCGCGGATTTATGTAACGTGTGATTACTTCACCAACAGAGAAACCGCCAATTAACAGGTCTTTATAAAACTTATACTTCAAAGAATCGGAACTACTATCCGCGAACATTCCAAGCAAATATCCTTCAATCACTTGTAGTGTTTCTGTAAACTCGGGTGTTAAAATCCAAGCTGGCACCCCGTCCATTGCACGCACGTCAAATGACGGAGAGTGCTTGGCAAACTCGCCACATAAGCGTGATGCCATCGCCTCCATAATGTTGAATTGCAATTGCGGTTTACCAATTGCTTGTAGTGCTGCACGCTCTTTTGACGTTAAGTTTGTGGCACAAACGAATTTAGTGAAGTCCCAAAAACGCTGATTGTTTGACTGCCAATATTGTTGCCATCCTTCTACACACTTTTTTAATTTTATTAGTTTCTCGGCGTTGTTTCGCCCCAGTTTATACGACATTAAATCATCCTTGATTAATAGCCTCTTGCATTCCTTAGGGCATTCATTCTTGCGCTAAAGACTTGAGCATGCAATTTAGCTGTGTTTCTGTGTGCCTCATTTGCGTGATCTCTAACATGTAGCGTTTTGTCAATTAGAGCTATCTTAACTGCATCATAAGCCGTATCTGCAATATCATCAAAGCGATGGCTGTTATTCGCAGTGATTTTCATCATGTGACTAACGCACATGCCTATATGCCTCGCTGCGTATGAAAATGAGATTAACTTACTAGCTATTATAGGCTGCATTTCAAGATAGCGATCAGCTTTAGAGCCGGATGCTTTTGTACGCTTCACGTCACGCACTTCAAGACCTCGCATTTCTGACAAAACACTACACAATGTAACGCCTGTAGATTTCTTTTCAATGACCGCTACGCGCGGTTTAACTGGATGTAACATGCACTGACTATAGAAAGATTGAAACTCGGACTCAAGTTCTTTTGGCTCGACTCTTATTTCGTTACAGTCTATCCAGTGCAGCGCGTATTCTTCTATTTCGTATGTGTCGCTGATTTTGTACAAACCCCAAAAGCTAAACACGGTCGCATCGTTATAGCTTTTAGAAGTCTCGGCAGTGTCAGCTGTTATGAATGTGCATATAAAAGTAGGGTCTTCATAGAGTATGACAAAGTCTTTTTCTTTGTAGAGCGCGCCACCAGCGGGCACAGGCTCTTGTTGATACTGGCTTGAGAACACATAAGGATTCTTTGTTTTTTTCAGCATTAATTGTGACTTGGGATTCACTTCAGGATAGAGAGCATTGCCCACTGCATCAAGTGATTGCAGCACTACAGCTTTGTAAGTGCGTTCATCATCACCGCCCAACATGTACGCACATATATCATCTTCGTGTAGGCGTTGCCCGATGAATACTATTGGCACATTAGGCGCGCGCGGTCGTTGTAAAATAGTTTCTCTGTAGTTTTGTATCACACCCGATCTAATAGTGTCGCTGTGCGCTTCGTCAGGCTTGTGCAAATCGTCCATTATGATTGCTCCAGTGAAGTGATCGCAATTCGGCAAGCCAGCATCTTGACCAGTGATTGGGCCACTGGAGCCAAACGCTTTAACACTGCCTCCAAAATTATTTACAAAATGGTCTTTGGCTTTCATGTCGTATCTAATAGTGATGCCGAATAACGCAGCGTAATAAGGGCAACTGATAACTCTCCTGATAAATTCAGTGTGTTTAGCTGCGAGTTCGTGGCCGTAAGAAATGTACAGGTATTGGCTGTTAGGAAACTCGGACATTGTCCACGCGACCCACAAGGCTAACAGTGTAGACTTGCCGGAGCCAGGTGGAACATTGATCAAAAGGCTTGGTACTTGCAGGCGTTTTGTTAGCGTCAGCTCTTTTGCAATTGTGATGAAGTGTGACTCTCTGCAGGCGGGATTGCTTATCGCAAACTCACGACCGGTAACAAGTGGGAAAAAGATTTGGCAAAACTTGATGAATGATCCCCATATTTCGGCGCGTACTTCGTCTGGATTTATCAGCGAATTAGTAATCCCTGGCATGTTTTTTATTTAGTTCAAGTAATGCGTTTGCGATAGTTGCGACTTGTTCAACTGTTGCGCTTTGTGTGTCTTCTTTTTTATCACCAAAGTTTTTGGGCGCAAGCTTCGATAAGTGCCACTGATGAAACCTAAAAACAGCGTTAAAGCGATTCACTTCCGCGGTATCCGCTGGCAGTTGGTCAGCTTCCTGCCAAAGCTTATCGGCAACAGCGTGTGCTTGTGACTCTTTAGCTTGCAAATAGAAGGCGAAGAACCCAGGGTTCAAAGCTCGCCAATTTTTTACAGTTTGATGATCCGGCATCCAAGCGTTAGACTCGCATAACGATTTTAAACCGCGAGGGGTAGTGGCAATTAAATTGCAAATGCGTTTTGCTAAAGCTTCAGTGTAAAGCGTTGGCCTTCCGCCCTTATTCTTAGCCTTTGGCAGCGACTTTTTTTCCTTTTCCATTTTTCTTTGACTCCTTAACAGGCTCCAATGACTTAAGCTGAGCTTTCATAGCTGGCGATAGCTCCACACGCTGTGTAGTCATAGACTCAGCGTCACGGGGCTTAATTTCTTTACGCAGCTCTACAAGCACATCTTCAGGGGGCGGTAGCGGACTTTTCTTTGACTTGCCAATATCGCTAAGCTTCTCTTCACTGTCCGCCGCTTTAGTCTTGTTCATGTAGCCAAAGTTAGCTGATTTTAGCCTGACTTTTTCAGCATCTTTATGTATCTTATAGAAATTCTCGGGCAAGCTTTCGTGCGTAATCGGATTCGCAGCGGATGCAAGTTCTATAACTTTCGCGCTGTCTACTTTACCCGTTGCATCACATACGACACAGTCGGCTGACATCATACCGAGCTGGCGCGTCTTCTTAGTTCCTTGACAAACTGGGCAATTCTTCAACATATGTCTCTCCTGTATATAGAGTAACTGTATGTCGTTATGTCATTTTGTCAAATATCATGACTATTCACCACAGGCTGTTGACTTAGCGATTCGGCTGTGGCACAATGGCTCAATTGAGAAACAACGCGGAAACAACGAAATGCCTAATCAACCTTCAATTTATGTATCATGCCTAGCTTCCTATAACGATGGACGGCATCACGGGAAATGGATAGAGATTCACGACTTTGAGCAAGTCATGGACGAAATACAAGGTATTCTAAAAAGCTCACCGCAAGCCGATGCTGAAGAATGGGAAATACACGACCGCGAAAACATAGGTGGGGATGATTATGCCGACATCAAAGATCTATGCAATCGCGCCGAATTTATAAAAGAGCATGGTGACTTAGGATTGGAGCTGCTAGGGCATTTTTGCGGCAATGTAGAAGATGCCGAGAGTGCCATGGATTGCTACCACGGGTCTTATGACAGCGAGGAAGATTTTGCAACGGCTTTAGTGGAGGATATTTACATGACAAAAGACACTCCTAAAATATTTAGTATGTACTTTGACTACGAAATGTTTACACGCGATTTATTTATAAATGATTATTATTCTGTAGATGTTGGCAACGAGTGCCATGTTTTTAGTCACGAATAACAGTTGACATATGTAATCGCTTGTGACACAATAGCTTAACTAGAGACAAACAACGGGACAAACAGAATGAGAAAAAAATTAAAAGATTTTGAAGGCTACTCAGTAGTCGAGCGTTTCGGGAACGGCTTTACACGATGGGAGCATGACGGCTCTATGGCGTGTGTTGATGATGATTATTGCACTCGCGCTCTAGTACGAGCTGCGTTTGAAGCTCTAGCTAATAGTCCAGATATGTGGGGTTCATACTTTACAAGACAAGATGCAGCGCGACTGGGCTTTAAGCTTCCGCGAATTGCAGCCGATACGAAATGGGAATTTTAAAAGAGGGGTGTTAGATATGGGTACATACTTGTGTAAGTTAGTGAATAGTGGCGGAGTAGTAGAAGAATGTTTTTACAGAGAAGGCGAGAGCGAAAAAGATGTTTTGGAAGGTCTTGAAATGTTCGAATGGCCAAGTGGGGAGTGGTGTATAACTGACTGATGGTGTTATTTACTGCCGTACAGGCAGCTTGATTAAACATAAACAACGGGAACAAACAGAATGACGATTGACGACGAAATGAGAATATCATACGACATTATTTTGAAGACATACACGATAATGCTTAAACAATTAGATTCATCACAGAGCAATGGGTGAAATGCTAAGCGATCCAGAGCCGGCAGCATCGGAGCTTTTGCAAGAAAGAATAAACATGGCCTCGCCAGGTTTTATATGAATGTAGATGAGCATAATCACGAGATTGATTTGAGTTATGGAGATTACATGTTGCTTAGCATCACGCGAGAAGGCAAGTTTAAGTTATACAACGGTATAGCAAACAACATTGGTTTGTGTGTTGATGAAGATGGGGAGCTTTTCGAAGAAAGCGTTTAATTAAAATATAAAAACACGGGAAAATAAAATGACACTTGAAGAAAAAATATCAGAGCTTGATTGCTATGTACAAATGATTGGGGATCAAGTTTCTAAAAACTTAAAGCACATCGAAGCTTTAACGGATAGTATGCTTAACATCACAAATGAATTATTAAACCTATCAAAAATTGGGGAGCTTAAATAATGGGGCTAGCAGAATTAATAACGGCACTGCAAGCGCAGGCTATAGAAAACGGTGCTGACAGTAAGGTAAAAGTGCAAATCGAAGGGTTAGAGAGCATGTCCAGCATTGCGGACGTGCGTTTTGAGGATGGTGTAATTAAAATTGCAGCTTCAGAGTTTGACAAATAATGTTAGAAAATCACATGGCTTTGATGGACGAAGAAGAGTACAACGAGCTTTGGGGGGTATATGATAGCATCCCCCAGGAGGAAGAATAGGTGACTGGAGCGTTTTTAGGTTACGCGTCTCGATTATTTGATTAAAGAAGGATTTTTTTATGTTAGTTATGCTTTTCGTGTCTTTGTTGTCTGGCTTTGTTGCAGGTGTGGTAGCGAGTGCTTTTGTAGAGTTGTCAGTTATAAAAAAGATACGCTAATTATCTTTCGCGCGGTGGTTTTTTGTTCCACTCTTTCACTGCTTCGGTAGAATACTCATAAATTTGAGTTTCTTTTCTACAGTTTTTGCAGATTATTATGTGCTCAGGCGGTTCAATGCCGCAAGCTGCTACGTGTATATACACGGCTTCGCCACCGCATTGCGTGCAGTCATGTAGCTGAGACATTACGGGGCTACTTCTGATAATGGTATAGTTGCTACAGTTTCCAACAATATTAGGTCTTCTTGTACCTCTCTTTGCACTGAATCAATAAAAACTCCAGTCAATCCAGCTAAAAAACCTCTACGTGTAAGCGTGCGCTTTTGTGTTTTTGTTAACTCATGGTCTTTTGCTATTAAAAGCAGTCCTTTTATCTCTAATATCTCAGTTACCACTCTTCACCCTCCATGTAGGCTAATACAACGTCCATAGCCGCCTGCCAGCCCTTACAGACTACAGCAAGGTAGCCACGGCTGTTAAGATGCGCTATGACGCTCTCCTGCTCCTCTGAGACTATACCACCCTTTGTACGTTTTTATGCCAGCTTAAATATTTCCAAGATTTGAAATTTTTTATATTCTTCCATTATATCCCTTAGCAGCGCACCTTTTGAAAGTTTTTTTCTTATTTGTTTGACCTGCGCTTCATTAAGCTTTGCATAGTGACTATTCACCCCAACCTTTTGTACATATCCTGCATGTTCTGGCGTTGAGTCCCAGACCTTAAATGCAGTGCGTTGACGCGTGATTAGGCTTGAACTCTTTGGTGCAGTGTTCGCATATAGAACCGCTCATTCATACCTCCAATCAGGCAACGACATATATTCTAAAGTTATATCTCTGGCCACTTCCCATCCTTTGGATACTTCTGCCTTGTAGTGTTTTGACTTTAAATGCAAGATCATATCTTTTTGTTCCTTAGATATAACCCCTCCTTTGGTTCGTTTCATCTCCAAAAAAAGAGAATGATACGGGTATTTGGGAGTTAAAATTATAAGATCGCAAATACCAGGAAGCAACCCTTCATAAATCAATAGTTTTGTCTGTAGCGCGGTTCTCTTGCCACCGTTACAAAACGCGGCTATTTTCTCATTGGGATACTCCAAATAAAACCACTTCACAAACAATCGCTGCTCGTGTACTTCCTTGTATACAATAGTGGCCATCCTTGGCACTCCTTTTTATTCCTGGTTGTTATAACCCACGCTTTTAAACCTTGCGGTGCTTCCGTCAAATATGAGGCTTATTTCTGCGCATTTGCCGAATCTGTTTTTACCAACGATTATTTTTGCTGCGTTGTCGTTAGCCGCTTTGTCGCGATACACAAACATTGCAATATCTGCGTCTTGTTCAATACTGCCCGAGCCTCTGAAGTCGCTAAGTTGAGGTTGACGTGCTACACCCTTCTCACAGTCACGGCTAAGTTGTGAAAGTAATATTAGCGGCAATTCAAGCTCACCGGCAAGTAACTTTAAGTCTCTTGTGATAGCACCTATCTCTAAGACGTTATTTTCAGCACCAGGGCTTTTTATAAAGCTTAAATAATCAATCACTATTAAACCACAATCGGGATACTTTCGTTTAAACTTTCTTGCTTGCGCTTTTATGTTTGCAAGGGTGGGGTTTATTTTAGATATTATCTTTAGTTTACTGTTGCAAAGTGTTTGAGTGGCTGTAAGGGCTTTATCAAGTGTTGCCTGTGGGATCGGACACTCACGCAAATGTTGTAGTGGAACACCAGCAGTACAGGCTAAAAGTGATTGAATGATTTGGTCTTGGCTCATTTCCAGGCTAAAAAATAAAATCGGGAAGTCTTGCGCTAACATGATGTTGCGTACAACATTTAGTACGAACGTGGTTTTGCCCATGCTGGGGCGACCGCCGATCACAACTAAATTACCAGGGCGCATACCTTGCAGTATAAAATCCAAGTCTTTAAACCCCGTGTCCACTCGAAGTGGGCCACCACCTTCAAGGATGTCTTCATAATCATCGAAGAATATTTGTAGCCCTTCGCCAATCATCACCCCTTCGTCAACTGTGGCACCCGATAGTTTTTGCACATCATTATCAATCATAGCTAGCACTTTTCCGACGGGTTCGCCCTTGTCCGCCATTGTGCGCCAATTTTCCATATATCCATCAAATTCCCTTCCATGGGTGACGTTCTTTAGACTATTAGCATAGTCGCTAGCATGGTTTGCGTGGGGTACGCTGCGTTGCATGTCTACGCAGAGAGTAAATATATCACCCGTATGGCCTTTAAGTCGGAGTACTTCCTCAACTGTAAACGTGTCAATCGGTCTATCATCATTACGTAGAAGCGTCATTGCTTCAAAAATCTTTCGATTCAATTGCACGTTAAAGTCCTGAGCGTCTATATGCTCACAAACCACTTCGTATTGACATGGGTCTTTTAAAATGCACCCCAAAACCGTTTCCTCTAAAAATTCCGCGTTTACTTTAGCTAGTTCCACTACTTGCTCCTATGTTGTTTTTTCTAAAATATTGTCTCATTTTCTTTATTTTTTCTTTCGATTCTCGTATTTGCTCCTCCTTGCTCTGTTCTGGCTCCTCAGCCCCGACCGCTACAAGCGGAGGAGGGGCGTTTAGAGTAGAATTTATAGAACTTACTACCCCACCTCGCCTAACTATACTCTTTGGTGAGTATATTAGTACCGACACTTTGTCGGTCGCTTTGAACACAAGCCTTGTGGCGTGGGATTTGCGGAACTTTCTACTATCGTACTTCTTAATAACCTTCAGTTTTCTAAACTTGGCTATGTATCTCTCTATTGTGCGTTGCTTTACCTGCTTCCCGTTAGTTGTTAAGTTGAATTGATAAGTTTGGGCTTGCACTCCGATGTTACTTACCCCTTTGCTATTCGAACATCTAACTATTGTTTTTAAGAAATGTTTTTCATTTAGTGAGCATTTATGCTTTAGGGATACGCACTCAGCCCAGGCGTAATGCGGTGCTTTTATTTTGTTCCAGCGGATTTTTTCTTCAATAGAATATACTTTTGATGAATTTTTATGTTGGTAGCTATTGACCTGGCTGTGATTTATGTTAGTATTGGCGTGCATATTGATTCCTTTGCTGGGGTTGGTTTGCGGCAGGTTAATTCCTTGATTGGGGTTGGCGTGCATATTAATTCCTTTAGCTTGGTTGGCAACAGGGTTATTCGACATGAAACTAGGAGTGGGGTTGCTCCGATGTTTCGCTTGTAGGCAGCGCATGGATGCGTCTGCATTTTCTTAAATTCTTCACATATCATACGATCAAATAAATATCTTTCACAAGCTGTTGACTTGGATCTATATAATGTTATCATTTGCTTACGTTCCTTTCCTAATTTTGGTTTGTTTACGTTCCCGACCTTCTGTTGGGTTTGTTTATGTTCCCTTCCTATGTTTGGTTCGTTTATGTTCTTAATCTTGTTCTCAAAAAAGGGTTGGTTCATTTTAGTCCTAAAAAAAGCGGGCGGTTCTCACCACCTGGTTTGATGTAAGCGGCAACTCCGGTTAAGATGCAGCCGCTTACAGCGTTTAATTCCTCTCTACGATACACATACCCATCATTTAGATCAATGCTTGAACTAAAAATAAATTTCTGCGATACTTAAGTTGTTCCATGCTAATTTGTCCTATTAGTATTTGTGATTTGAGATTGTCCAAGCGGTGGTTTTTTCATTTCCGTGTTTAGCCACCGCGCCTAATTTGCTACGTTGCTAATGCTTCAACAGCGGATTATCTGCCAACACTTTACCCACTACCATTGTATGTCCACTCATAGCCTGCTCATGAGTTGTATACCTTCGAGTGTAGCCGTCCATTGCGCCTTCATCGTCAAAAACCATAGTTTCCCATAATTTAGGTGGCCCAGACACGCCAAAACTGTGGTCGCAGCCCATGAATGCCGTGGATACAAACAGCTCTGGCGATTCCCTCAATACAGTTCTTGCAGCCCTTCTTTGTGCGCTTTCCATGAATTTCCCCCACCTTATAGTGCTTTCATCCCCCTTCACAAGAGGTATTGGCTCGAAAGTGTCGCTTAATATATAAAGCAATGGTCGATTCTCTACGTCATTTTCGTTCATTGCATTATCTCTATTCTAGTTCCATATTCGCGCGTATGCTCTTTGATCGTACCTTTGTAAAGTTTTTCAAAAGATTCAAGTAAAGCCGCGCGGTGGTGTAAGTCGTCCAAGTCTAGTGCCAATGTTGACAACATAGATCCTACGGCCATGCCTAATGACCCTGCAAATATTGCTTTAGTTTCGGTCACTCCATGCTCCTTGCAACCCATGTCAAACACTAGCTGTACGCGCTCCATAATGTCCTTTGTCATGCGAGTGCTGACTACAACAAAATCCTCTTGATTCATCTTAACTGCTCCCTTTTTCTTTACTGTAGTGCTTCCTGAAAATATCCCTGACAACTCGGCTTCTGACACCCTCTTGTCCCTTAGCTGCATCTCGATCAATGAGCTTCAGATACAAGTCAGGTATGCGAACATGAAGCACAACCAGCTTGCCGTCATTCTCTGCTTTGTCACCTATGTAGTATTTAGCCATTTTATTGTCAACCCTGTTGTCTTGTGTAATTTATTATGTTACAATAGCATCCATTGAATCACATTACAATAGGATAGAGAGAATGTTAACTACGGAACAACTAGAGCAAAGAAAAAACTACATAACTGGCAGTGATGCTAGCGGTATATGTGGAATGTCTAAGTGGCGTACCCCTGTGCAAATCTGGCTAGAGAAGACAAACCGCATGGAGGCCGAAGACATATCCCACCTCGATCACATCAAATTCGGCAACTACATGGAAGACGGTGTAGCGGATTGGTTCGTAGCTGAAACTGGCAAAAAACTTAAGCCGAAAAGCAACACAATGATAGTGCATCCAGAGCATAAATGGATGTCTGGCAACCTAGATTTCGAGATTGACGGCGAGAACGCAATATTAGAATGCAAAACTGCGTTGCGCGATACAGAGTGGGGCGAAGGTTCTGACGATATCCCTCGTGAATATTTACTACAGGTAGCGCACTACTGCGCGGTGGGTAATTTTGACAGAGCCTATATAGCGGTCGTGTTTGTAATGAAAAGGCAAATGCGAGTGTACACATACGAGCGCAATGTGGATCTAGAAGTAAAGCTGATTGCCAAAGAACAAGCCTTCTGGAACAACCATATAGTGGCCGATGTGCAACCAGAACCGACTACAGAAAAAGATATAGACACGCTGTTTAGTGTCCCTGCGACAACAGCCTCATACGCAAGCGTAGAGCAAGAAGAACTAGTCAAACAATATGCACAACTTAAGGCCAGCATTAAAGCGAGCGAGGACAAGATGGAATTAGTACGCGACTCCATTTGCGCCTACATGAAAGACAGCGAGTTACTGCTAACTACGTCCGGCGAGTCCCTAATTAGGTGGAAGTTTAAAAAGGGTTCACGTCTTTTTGACAAGGCCAGGTTTACAGAAGAAAACCCAGAGCTGGCAGCCAAGTATATAAAGATTGGTGCAGCAGGTAGAAATTTTAGTGTAACAATGAAAGGTAAAGGGGACTCATAATGAAGATTCACAGCAAGTCAAAAGAAGAGATAGGAAAATTAGCATTAGCCCTTTCAAAATTTCAGGGTGAGATTGTTGACGTATTTAAAGCTAAAAAAGGTTACGGCTATAACTACGCAGAACTTACAAGCATTTTAAAGATATCCAGGCCACTCCTGGTTAAGTATGAGCTGTCAGTAACCCAGTCGTGCGGTAATCCTTTGAAAGGAAACGGCGATGTAGATTATGACGCTGTCAATGTTCACACAAAACTTATGCACTCATCTGGCCAAAGCGTAGTGTCTACTTTAGCTATGCGAGTCACTCCAATGAAAGGGCTGCTTATTGCGCAAGTCGCAGGATTGGTACTCACTTATTGTCGCAGATATTCATATTCATCAATATTAGGAATATCTCAAACTGACGAACTAGACGACGAAAAAATAGAGCCTGATGAACCACTAGAACCAACAACAACACAGGTTGAGGCAGTGCAAAACTTAATTCATGCGAAAGGGATGCAGAGTAAGATCCCAGGTTGGTTAGAACATTTCAATGTTGAAACCCTGGATGGCTTGACAGAAGAACAAGCGATAGCCCTGACACGTTCGATAAACAAGTACAAAAAGGCCGATGATTTAGCAGCGAAACTTTAACAAGGAGATAGTATATGAGTAAGGGTGTAAACAAAGTGATAATAATTGGCAACCTAGGTAATGACCCAGACTTGCGCAACGAAGGTTCTATCGTAAACATAAGCGTTGCAACATCTGAAAGCTGGACAGACAAGCGCACCAATGAGAAGCAAGAGCGCACTGAGTGGCACCGTGTGGTGTTCTTTGGCAAGCTTGCTGAGATTGCTGGCAGGTATCTAAAGAAAGGCTCTAAGGTCTATGTAGAAGGCTCTCTGCGCACCAACAAATGGACAGACAAAGATGGTACAGAAAAGTACAGCACTGACATTATCGCGGCTAACATGCAAATGCTAGACAGCGCAAAAAGGCCAGAGGCTAAGGCTG